CTCTTTTTCTTTTTCAATTAATTCATTATGAATCTTTAAAAATGCCGCATAAAAATCTTCCGGATGTATTGAATAATGCCAATGATTTCCTTCTCCATTAGGAAAAGTAATTCCATAAAAACCAAAAAATTCACCACCTACATGTGCAATTAATTTTTCATATATTGGCTCCATTTGGTGCATCGGCATTACAAGCAATATAATTTAAGAAAACAATATTTCCATCTTGTAATTGTGTTCCTAAAATACCATCACCAAAATAAGCCTCATATTGAAAATTGTTATCTTCTTGTAACCAATATACATTGGATGTAGAATTTAAGGTGGTTAAATCCGTTGATAATGAAAATGTAGTCAATAATGCCGATTCGCTGGATTCTTGTACACTAACAATTAATGTATTGTTATCAATATTTGAATTTGGAATTATATATTTAACTGGATTGGATGAAGAAACTGTATAACGATATGTATAATAAATTCCTTCATTAATTATTAAATTATTAAAAGTATACACCCCTGATATTATTGGTACAGTAATTGCTTGTGTAGTAACAAAGAAATAATTGACTCCAGATACCATCGAATTAAAAATAGTACCACCAGGAAGAGTTAAAAATGCAGGTGGAGTAGGAGAGACTGGTGGAGTTATTATGATATTTATTGTCGCTTGTGCTGATTTACTGGAAACAGGAGTATATCCAATTTCTTTAGCAAGTGACACCACATTTTCTCTGCGAGACGCGGAGTCAAGGAACATTTCATTAGATACCATTGAAAGATAGAATGCCAAATATGATGTGTTGTATGAAAGCAAATTAAGAATTGCTTGTAAACCAGATCCAGAAAACGAAAAATCTGTAAATTCACTTTGACCACTTAAAAAATTAATAAGCGATTGTTTAATGGTATCAAAATCAAGTGCAGAAATATTAAATTTGTTAGAATTAGAAGAATTAGTTGGAAACATATATACCATCCTTTTTAATCTTACCCTTATTCCAAGGAATTTTTCCAATATGTGATTTAGACATTTTAATTCGATCCTTCTTAGATCTTTTTTTACCCTTCCAATAATTGATAGGATTTTTTATTTTTTGTTGTCTTTGTTTTTCTCTTGTTTCTAATGAATGTTTTTTCCCTTTCATACCCCAATTAGGATATTTTTTTAAACATTTTTTACCTTTATTCCAAGGAACATGTCCTTTTAATGAATTAGATATTTTCTTTTTAGTTTCTTCAGAAACAATTCTTCCTAGAGAATTTTTATTTCCTTTGGAAATTTTAGATAATTTTCTTTTAGTTTCTTTAGTACGATGATAATTATTAATACCATCACCACCTAAAGTAGAATTATATCCATTTACAAATGTATCATAATAAAATATACATAATATTTCCAATTTCTTTGCTTCTTCTATATTTGGAATATTATCAATAAGCACTTCATGAATCCAAAATTGATCAGGATATTTTCTTAATGCTTTGGAAATTTTATAATTTTCTTTTTTAGAAACCTTAAGATGTCTTTTCCATCTTTTTTCCATAGTTTCGGAAGTATATCCAATATATGATTTATTCGTAATTTTACAAGTATGTTTATAAATTATCCACATTATCGGAGTTGCTCCAGAAAGATATTTAACGTAGTAGTTTGCGATTGACCCAAAATTTGATATATGATCGTTGCGGCATATGCGTGTTGATCGGGTGAAGGTGTTACTTCAACTCCAAGCACCGTAATCCGTGGTTCATAATTATTCAATACATCCGCAATACTTCTTCGAATTGTCATTGCAGTTGTTTGTGAAATATTTTCAAAAAGAGAACTATAAACTTGACATCCTTGATCCGGTGTAAATGGAATTTCGTAATTAATCGTCATTACTAACATTTTAACAGCGGCAGCAATTGCATCTGCATCTGTTAATGTTGTAATATCTCCTGTAACTGGATTGGTATTAAAAGTTAAGGATATATCCTTATATCGGACTGGTTGTGGAACTGGTAGTAAAGGTGCCATCAATAGTATTTATCTATACTTTCACAAGCCATTCCATATTATCTGTCCGTTTATAATCTAAAGATATTCCACCAGATAATAACATTTGAAAATATTCTTGAAACATATACTTCACTTTATCCAAAGAATAATTAGTTTCGGCAATTCTTCTAATTTCCAGAGGATCCAAAGCACCAACATGTTCTACAGCCCATTTAAATTGTTCAAGCGTATGACAAC